CTCAAACGGCTCCCGCGTCTGCCAATGGTGAGGCAATCCCATATCTTCGGCTGAGTCGAGTCGGGAACGTCTTTACCTGCCGTTTCTCGGCCTCTGGCAGCTCCTGGACGACGCTCGGAACCATGACCCTGGCTATGGTGCCAGAGGTTCGGCTGGGCCTCGCCTTGGCCGCGCCAGCCGTCGAGAGTGGCATGGTGGCTGTAGCCTTCCCGTTCTTCCAATTTAACTCTGGATGTCTAGCTGACTGTCCCAGGACGCAGGTAGCCTGCGAGACCAGGAATAATGTTCACCATTTTGGAGCATTCCCAGGAATTCCTAGAAAATGAAGCTCCAGAACCTATCTACGGTTTCCTCGACCTTTCCAGCAACGCTGGTGGAATATGAGGATCTACTCACCTTGCGATATCGCTTACGAGGTCGAGTTACCGATGGGACCGTGGATTGCGTTGGCATCGTGCTTGAGATTTACCGTCGAGCAGGTCTCGGCCTTCCGGATCCATGGACTTCCGGCTGTCAAGCGATTGAGTTCTCCGAGTGCTTCGAGGCGATATCTGCACCAGATCACCTCTTTGATGTCATTCGATGTATCGGCAGAACTCAGGATGGGATCATGGTAGTGGTGCGGGATGGAATCGCTCTCACATCCAGAGAGAAAATTGGAGTCCATGCGGTTACTGTGAAGGCACTGCTTAATCTTCCTAGAATCGAGTATTACCGTGTCCGATCAGACTGCCTCCCGTGATGTCACGGTGAGGTCATTTGAAGATATCCTGGATAAACAGACAAGGAAGGTCTGGCATGAAGCGCCGCTCAAACCGGCGATATCATACTGTCCCGAAGAACTTCTCGGTAAAGATCATCTCAGGATTATCCACAACGGCTCGCTTCTTACGGAGGAGGAGGCGTCGGCCACGAGAGTTCTGCCAGGAGATGAACTGATCTTCTACATCCTACCTGCGGATCCGGCGAGTTTATCGTTTTTGATCTATGTTGGAGTGGCTTCGGCGATAGGTACGGGTGCCGGAGCCTCGTATGGTTTCTATGCAATGTCCAGGGCATTAACTCCGGCCATTGGACTCGTTGAGCAAAAAATAGAAGATTCAGCAGTCTATGGATGGGATGCGACAATCAACACAGTTCGACCAGGGACAATAATTCCAATCGTCTATGGCACCCATAGAGTTGGTGGACATATCATCCAACAATTTGAACGTGAATCTCGTATCGATCCAGTAAATCCTACAGATCCAAAGGCTGGGGAACTGCATACTTTAATAGGAATTTGTTCAGGCCCTATAGAGAGCGTCTCGGATGTATGGGTGGATAAGAATCCCATTTCAGATTTCGGACTCAACGTCTCATGGGAGTTCCGGACTGGACAAATTAACCAAGCATCATTAGACGGATTTCAAGATGTCGTCGAACAATTTCCGCAGCAGATCGAGTTGAAATTCGTTGATCCCCCTGTCACGATGGCAACCCAGAATCCCGTGGACGCATTCGAGATCATATTTCAGTTCCCAGGGGGATTGTACAAGGTAGGAACTGGTGGTCATTTCAGGAATTCGATGGTGGAGTTTCGTATTGAATACAGGGTCTCCGGGACAACCTCCTGGCTTGAGGCTGGAACTATTTCAGTAGAACAGGACACTCCGAATCCATTCAATGCTTGGTTCAGAAGTCAACCACTCGAGAGAGCGATATATGAGATCCGGGTAACCAGACGAACTGCGGATATGGGGGATAAAGCCACTGGATACTCGAATAGCAGTATCATTGCTTTAAATGAGGTGACCCAGAATTCATTGAGCTACCCTGGTATTGCATTGTTGGCAATTCGTCAGCTACCGACAAATCAGGTCTCTGGAAATCCACCGCAGTATAGCTCATTGGTCAAAGGCAGAAGAGTAAAGGTATATTCAAATCTCACAACCTATTCGATCCAGTGGAGCGATAATCCAGCTTGGTGCCTTCTGGATTTCTTGACAGATCCCATTTTCGGATTGGGAGCATGGATTGATACCTCGAGGATATGTCTGCAAGACTTCATCGATTGGGGATCCTGGTGCGATGAACTAGTTCCTATTGATGAACAAGGAGGTACAGAGAATCGTTATCGGTTAAACATGGTTCTCGATGGATCCATGACAGCAATGTCTGCGATTAAACAAATGTGCTTGACAGGTGGAGCTAATTTCCTACTTCGCGGAAATAAATGGGGGATCCAGATTGAGCGCATTTCAGATCCAGTGCAGTTCTTCCAGATGTCAAGGATCCTAAAGGATTCCCTATCCGTAACGAAATTGGCACAGTCGGTATTACCTAATACTTTTGTAGGTGAGTATTGGGATGAGGATCTGGACTATGAACAGAATCAGCTTCCAAAAGAAGACTCCACCATCCTCACTGGAGATGAGCAACGGGAATTAAGCATTAATCTTCTCGGATCCACTAAGACGAGCCAGGTGAATCGTCTTCTCAATATGCTTATACTCGATAATCGATTATCACGTCGCATGATCGAGTTCGAGGTGGGAACCGAAGCCTGTGCTCTCGAGGCTGGAGACGTTTTCAAGGTGGCTCATGATGTTCCTGGTTGGGGAACCAGCGGCCAGATACGGGAAGTGCTGAATAGCGGTACTGACGTTCTGCTCGATCGTGAAGTCACGATTGAAGCTGGGAAGATTTACGAACTGACGCTGATCCAGCCTTCCAATGATATTGAGACGGTGATCGTCACGTCGCTCCCCGGAGTGACGAACCTCCTATCGACCTCTGGTGACTGGCACCACGGGACTCCCCCGATTGGTGCACCTTATTCCTTCGGTGAGGTGCTATCGTCCACGGTATCTTATCGGTGTGTTGGGGTATCTCGAGCTTCTCCGCTCACGAGCAAGATCCGAGCGCGGCAATATGATCCTGCGATCTATGGAACCGATCTTACGGTACTTCCCGCACCATCACCTTCGAGGCTGATTGATCCTGGCAGGATTCCTCCTGACGTTCGGGATCTGCGACTTCAGGAACGTCAGGTGTTTGAGCAGGATGGCACCTTATCCACCGCAATCGACGTTCACTTTACCCTCCCTGCTGTCTCTGGTGCATTGGCACAAGTTTACTGGCGCGAACTTGGCGATATTCTCTGGATGCCGATCGGGGAGCCAGTGACAGTCGGATATGTGAGTATCACAGAGAATATATCCAGTCCCGGATATACCTATGAGGTTTCGGTGGTTCCGGTCTCCGCCAATGGAAATAGAAAGGCACCAGAATATGGGTTGCAAGCCACGATCACCACGGCAGGAGTCACTCGACAGCCTGGGGTGGTTCTGAACTTCACCTGTGATCGAACCTTCAATGGACTAATCTTCCGGTGGGATCCGCTGGACCCAGTGATTAACTTCGATCTCGCTTACTATGAGATCCGAGATGGAATGCAATGGGATACAGCACTCCTCGTCGGCAGGACTTCAGGAACATTGCTCGAGACGGGATTGGCTGTCGAGAGCGAGTTGGCATATTACGGTACCAGAAGGTTCTGGATTCGAGCCTTTAATACTTCAGGGAAGTCATCGCCAACTTCTTCCATGATCGCGGTTGAGGTTACGGAACGAATTGGGGCAAACACAATCCTAATGATTGATGAAGGCTCCACGTATTGGACAGGAGTAAAAGAAAATTTCGAGGTCGATGGAACATGGCTTGTTTTGCAAACGACTTCGAGCGTGGTTGCATGGAGATCTGGAATTCAAACAGCTCCGTTTCATAGCTCCATAATTCCGGGAGGCTATGGAATAGGATTCCACGTTACTGGATGCTATGTCTCCGAGAAGCATCAGGTAGCAACTACAGCTATCCGGTGCATTGTAACAACGTCGATCGATATTGATCAGGTGGACACCTCGCTTTACTGGAATGCTGCGCAACTCGCTGACAAAACATGGGATAGTGAATTCGCTCGCACCCGCGCATGGGGAGTTGCACCAGATGGCCGCGTGAAGACAAAGGTTGAATATCGATTCTCCTGGACGGATAGCGCAGAAGGATCTTTCGGTCCTTGGCAGGAGCGACCGGTTAGCTTCGAGGTTCTCGTTGCATGGTACCAGGTGAGGGTTACAGCGGAGGTTCTCGATCCTGCATGGACCGTAACGATAAAGACACTCGCGACTAGCTTCGATGCTCCTGACGTTACGGATTCGGGTTCAGTGGAGACGAGTGCATCCGCGACCGTTCAGGTGGACTTCGCGAAGACATTCCAAAGAGTCCCGGAGATCACGGGAATCTGTCAGCCAGCCACTGCCGCAGACGATATCTTTATCGATGGAGTTACTACCGCTCACTTCCATCTCGAAGTAAAGAATGGTGGATCTCGAGTAGTTCGCACTGTCAAATGGATTGCTCAC